CCTGAAGGTAACGACATTATAGTATTGGGCTTTGATTCGATGCAGTCAAGAAAAGAAGCAGTCTCTAATATAATGAAACAGCAAAAACCTTTATACCTCATAGATGGTAGAATGGGTGCTGAACATTACCAACAGTATGTGTTTGATAATCCTACTTTATCTAAATACCTAAAAACATGGTATTCTGATGAAGATGGAAGTAGTGAACCTTGTAATGCAAAAGCAACATCATATTGTAGTAATATGAGTGGTAGTTTTATAGCAAATTCCATTAGGAAATTGATTATGGAACAGCCTTTTAATAAGGAAATATCATTTCATTTCCCTACAATGATGTTGGAATTGAAATAGGTTTTTATTACCTATAAATCCAAATAAAAGTGCAGTTGTGCAGCAATCTAATTACTCTTAATTGTTGCATAATTGCATTTTTATTATTAAATTAACAGGCTTTAAAAATTAAAATAAACCATATAAAGGAGAAATTTAAATGGGATTTAATATAAAAGACTATACATTAGTCAAAGATCGACTCGTCGCATTTCGTGAAGAGTTTCCACTTTCAAGCATAACTACAGAATTATTAAGTGTAAGTAATATAGTAGATTCACCAACAGGTGATTATGCAAATGAATACGTGGTAAAAGCAACCGTAATACCTAATCCATTGCAAGAGCCAGAAGTAGTTTACACTGGTTTAGCAGCTGAAAGAGATAATACGGGATTCGTAAATAAAAGTTCAGCAATAGAAAATTGTGAAACATCAGCAGTAGGTCGTGCATTAGCATTTGCAGGCTACGGCGGCGATCAACAATTTGCCAGTGCAGAAGAATTGATTAATGCTAAAACAGCACAATCAAAATCTGCTTTAACAGGTGATTTATTAGAAGTAATGGACAACTTATTTAAAGTAGCAATGCCTCATTTAACAGATGAACAACAAAAATCATATAGAGAAAGACGTAGTGCTGGATATTATGATACTAAAGTTAAATGGAGAAAAAGTGTTAATGGTTTTATAAATTTATCACTTCCTAAAGAACCTAAAGCAATAGATTCTAAGGAGGTTAAAAAAGTTGGAAAATCAAAAAACAAAAAAGATGCCTAGTGAGCATAGAATAGAAGGAATGAATCCATCAGAAACTAAATTGATCCAAAACGATCATGGAACATACATATTAGTAAGAGTTTCTATGGAAAAAAACCATTCTTATCATGAAATGCCAAACCATAAAGAAACAATTCGTGCAGTTTCATTAGAATTAGAGAGATTGCAAGAATGGGTTGACGAAGGAGAGGCAGAAACTCATCAAAATTACCTAAAAGATAATATGACCAAAGAGGAGGAATCATAAATGGCAATTACAGGTACTAAAGTTGCTAGCAGTAGCAATGGTAATAAAAGTTATTTTGTTAATAAATGTACAATTAGCGAAATAACTCAACAAGAATCACAATATAGTGATACAAGTCTTAAAGTTACATTAGAAGATAGTAGAAACGGGTATTCTTATACTTGTTTTATTAATCAAAACTTTGAGAAAGATACTAACGGAATTGTAACTGATCTTAAATTTCCAGATGATGTTAATACATTGTATTTAGCAGCTGGTAAAGATTTAAACGTATCAGATGTTGGTGAAATTAATGTAGATAAATTAGAAGGAGCACAAGTTGCTTGTTTAAGTTATGAATCTACAGGTAAGTACAAAAGAGCAATCTGGAGCGTAATGTCTTCATGGGATGATGTTGATAAGCTTGAAGCAAAATTTGCTGAACAAGTTAAAAAAGGTTATCCTAAAAACTATAAAAAAGGAAATAGCACAGATACAGTAATGGTTGGTGGGGAAAAAACAGCCGTTGATGATCTACCTTTTTAATGAAGACTAAAGCAATAGACATTGTTTTATATTGGTTAGAAAACCAATTTAAGAGAAAAAGAGCCTTCTACAGTTTTGATTTTGAAACAGAAATTGTAAACTATGGAAGGCTTGCTCATCAGAAAGTACATACCCCAAGTACTTATTCTAGAGCATTTAGAACAGTTCGTTCAAGTGATGCTTTAGAAAGAAAGGGATACAAGTTAAAAGTAATTAAACATAATGAAAGTAAGAGTAAAGGATGGATAATAGAAAAGCTATAATTGAATTAGTCAAAGGAGATATAAGAAACAGAAATGTTACTATACCTTTAAATGACTATGAAAACATAGTAAAAAAGAATGCATGGAAAAAAGAAATGTATCGTTCTTATTATTCATTTGACGAAACTTTTGGTGAACATGTATCCGATAATCAATCTGTAAAAGGATTTGATGGATTAATCTATTTAGATGATATTATTGTAGATATAGATAAAGGTGACATAGACGATAGTAGTTTTCAAGGATATGTTATGGATTGTATATCACAATTATTAGATAAAGGATTGATGGCTGAAGATATAAACGTATGGTTCAGCGGTAGTGGATATCATCTTAAATTAAAAAACGTATTTGGTTTTCAACCAAGTAAAGAGTTACATACAAAATTAAAATATACAATGGAAAAACATTTTGACTTTGGTGACTCTATATACGATAAGACAAGAATAATACGATCAGAATGGTCACTGAATAAGAAAACAGGGCTCTCTAAAGTATTTATTCCGCTTAATTTAATGCAAGATTTAAGCTACAATAACATTAAAAAAATTGCATCTAGTAAATTGAATTACAATAAATTTGCTAAGAAGTATGACGGATTTTGGGATTCTTTCTTCAAAGAAGACTTACAATTTGATCCATATTTGCAATCAATGATAGTTGCTTCACCTACTATCGTTACTAATGGTAATACCAATAAAAAGAAAGGTGAAGTAAGTACAGTTGTATCATGTATGCAACACGTATTTAATGAAGGGCCAGTAAAAGGCTCAAGAAATATGAAACTAATGAGAATGGTAAGTTCTTACAAAAGAGCAGGTGTTCCATTTCTTGTTACTTTACAAGGAATGATGACGTGGAGTAATGGAACGTTATCTGAAGGTGAAATATCAAGATCTGTAACAAATGTTTATGAAGGAAATTATTCCTACAGTTGTAAAGACCATATTATGTCAGAATATTGTGATCCAAAATGTATATACTTTAAACGTAAAGATTATACATTGGAAATTAATAGTATTGATGATTTAGAAGCAAATTTAAGATCGTATATAAACGAAGATTTGACTGAAAAATCTATTGATATGGCTGACTTGTTTGATGTACCAAATTACAGGTTAAAACCAGGTGAATTAATAATATTCTCTGGTGATACTGGTATGGGTAAATCTGCATTTATTCAATATGTAGTTACAAAAGCAATGAAAGACGTATTGTATTTATCTCTTGAGATGAAAGAGGAATTAACTTTTAGACGTTTTGGACAAATGGCTTTAGGTAAAAGTCAAGAATGGATTGACAATCAATTTAAAACCAATCCAGACTTTACACTTAAAGAAGAGTTGGGACATATAAAGTTAATGACAATAGCACCAAGGATAGATTCAGTAAAGAAAATTGTTGCAGAATATCAACCAAACGTATTAGTATTAGATACTACTGATGAAATACAAGTTGATTTTAATAGAGGTGAAATAGAAAAACAAAATATAATTATTGATGGATTAAAGCAAATTGCTCAAAGAAACAATATTATTATTATTGCTATATCTCATTTAAATAAAACAAGTGCAGCATCAAATGTAGTTACACTTCATTCATTGAAGGGTTCTTCTAATTTAGTACAAAAAGCCGATAAAGTATTAGTTATCAAAGGTGAAAGAAATGAAAAAGTAAGAACTATAACATCTGAAAAATCAAGAGATGAAGATAGGTTTGAAATGACAGTATTCTTTGAAACAGATAGCTTTACTTTTCGTAAATTAAAATAAAGGAGAACTACATGTTTAATTATTACGTAAATAAGAGTAGTAAAGATCATACGACATATTGTTTAAGATTCTTATATATATTTATTATAGGAGTTGGAGTTAGTAAAATGGTAGGTAAATCATTTACGATTTATCTAAGTATTGCTAAATTGCAATTTATGTTTGATATTACTTACTTTGGTGCATTACAATCTAATGTGAAACTTGGAACACCTGGTGACGCATAGAAATAAAATACGTGGCAACAATCTTGAAAGAGAATGTGTCAATGTGGCTAAAGAAGCTGGGCTTTCTGGAGAGAGAGCCTATGCTTCTAATGGCTTAGCATTGGGCAAATCCGAACAAGTAGATTGTTTAGTAGAAGGATATGCAATTCAGGCTAAAATGAAAAAGAAAATTGCACAATGGTTATATCCTGAGCATCATGCAGATGATGTAGACTTAGTAGTAACACGTATGGATCGAAAACAAGCATTAGCAGTAATACCATATAAAGAATGGATAAGATTAATTAAAATAGAAAAGGAGTACAATAGTGGCAAAGATAAATCTGAGTAAAAAAGAAGGCGTCATTATAATTAAATTAGCTCAACAAATTATTAAAGCATTAGAAAAGGAAAAGCATTTAAAAACAATACGCAAATCTGAAGATAATCATGATAATACTGGGTATATAAACGGGAGCGGAGGATATGAGTAAGAAAGATAAAGAAAAGAATTATTTAGATTTCTACAATCCAGCAGAATTGATGATAGTTAAAGCAGCATTACTCAATTATAGAAAAGCACCTTTTGTTGGTGAAACAGAAAAAGAAATGATTGAAGAAATACTTAAGAGAATTAATCAAGATAATTAGACAATTATCCCCCCTATAAAATAAACATGCATTACAAGGATGCAGGCGGGTATCCAATCCCGTACGCTTGACATATGTTTTTCATTATTTTGTTCATGCTTGTATTGCAAATACATCGGTTGGCACTTATGTATAAATATATTAACAAATAAGGGGGGATAATAAAGGAGAAATATGAAGCAACCAAAAAGAGATACAGTTTGGGATGTAAATGTTGAAGGTAAATTGAATAGTAATAATATTATCTTTCATACTAATAAATATCAACGAATTGTGTCAAAACTTAAAAAATATAATGATTTTATAAAAAAAGTAAAGGAGCTTTAATGGAATGTACAATTTGTACTAATGGAGTACCAGCATCTGAACCAATAGAAACAGGTGATCCAGGACATTACATTGCTTTATGCACTGGGTGTCGAGATTGGGGAGAGTTCGAAAACGAAGAAGAGATAGAAGAAAAGGAATTCGAGCAAGAAAGAATTTCATAGTAGAAAACAAAGGGAAATTTGCCCTTTGGAAGAAAAAAGTTTACGAGGATCGTTATAGGTCTTTGTAAACTTTTTTTTTAATACTAATACATACCTAAAAAAAGATAATGTCTTTAAGGGTTATTTATGAGCCTTATTCTTCAATTTCATCTTCTTTAGGTCTTTTATCATCACCTAACCTACCAAATGTGTGAACTGGTATACCTAAAGTGTATTCCATCCACATTTCAGGCGTTTCTAACGATCTTACAACATCTCTACCTAACCTACCAAATGGAAATGCAGTTGCAAAAGTATATTTCCAAAAGTTTTCAAAATCATTGTTTATTAATCCAACCATTGGAGTTAATCCAAATCTTGCAATAGGAGGAGTAACAATACCTAATGGAGCTAATGCTGGATGTCCATATTGATTATAGAAAGCTCTTTCTCTTTCTTGGTCATCACCAAACATTAAATGTGAAAAATCTACTGCCCAATTCATAGGTGGAGATAATGCATATTCAAATAAAGATGCAGCAAATACAACAGACAATGCAGAAACCATTAAATCTGCACTCATTTGTCTTTCAAATCTTTTATTTGCTTCAAAATTACCATAACCTTCAGTTAACATATAATCATTTATAATATTAGCTCTTCTTCTGATACTATTCCAACCATAAGGATGGAAACGTGTCATCATTCTACCAAATGCAGTATTAGCAAAATTAGGTCTATTTGTAGCATGATAAATAAATTGTGATGCAGCAATACCTTTTTTAGCATAATCTAATAAAAACTCTTCACTTACTTCAACCTTACCTCTACTATCAGTATATAATTCTTTAGCTTTTAAATAATGAGAAATAGCAGACTTAATACGCAAATGTCTTTCAGTAGATCTCATTGCTAAAGAACCTAAATCAAGGAATTTCTTAGTAATACCTTTGTCTTTAGCAGATTCCATAAAAGTTCTTTCAACTACTGCTTCTCTTTCAAGTTCATTAGCTCTATTTAATTCTTTATCTTTTGTATAAATAGGAAGTTTAGCAAATTTTCTTTGAATTATTTCACCAGTTTCTTTAGCAAATTCTTGCCAACGTGTTTCACCAGGAGGTCTCATCATAGCCAATTCCATGGTAATATTATTTTCCAAGAACCCATATGACTCAAAATACTGATGTATATGTCTTTTATTTTTAATAGTAATAGATTCCCATTCTTTTTTAGTAGGGTCCCATCTATTAAATTTAACACCTTTAAAATGAACATTAACTAATTTATCTTCACTAAAAGATTCAAAATAATGTTTAAAACCAGTATCAGTAATGGTATTTAAAGTACCACCATATAGATTAGCAACAGCTGATTTAGGGTGTGCAAGTAATGACATCATTTCAAACTTACCTTCCATATCAGATAACCAATTTAACTTAGAAACCATACCTTTATGTCTTGCTTGTGGATCAGTTGGTAAATCTTTAAAAATTTGTATCCTATTACCAGTTACATATCCTAATGCTTTATTAGCAACATTATCAAATTTCAACATAACATTACCAACAGTTTCATCACTATACCAAGATCTAAATGATTTTCTCATATTAATTTTATCTACATTAGCAGGTTTACCTTTGCTATCTACAGATTCTATAAATTCTTTTTTATATTGAAGTTCTAATGTACGAACCATACCTTGTTTACCTAAACCACCATCACTTATTTTAACTTTACGAACTGTTCCATTTGTTTTTGTTACTGTGCTATTAGCCCAATCTACGTATTGAATTTCATTGTTATATATTTCTTTTCTAGTTTTAATATCTGTAAATTTACCATATAATTTATGTCTATCATTTCTTTGTTTTCTATTTAAATCTCTAAAATAATCATTTTCAAGTGCTTTAACTTGTTCTGCTTTTTCTTCTTTGGTTAATTTTTTATTTTTTCTAATATTTTTTCTATCATTTCTAAAAATTGCTTTTTTAACAGTATAATCACTTTTAAATCTTATATCTCTTTGCATAGCATTTATTTCAGTATCACTAGGCATAGTCCATTGATCAAAATCTTTTATTAATTTAGCTTCAATAGTTCCTAATCTTTTATCTACTATAAACGAATCTGAAAAACCAGATTTTTGATAATCTTTTAAAATATCCATCTCTTTAGCTGTAACACCATTTATATCTAAATCTCTAGTAGATTGATATCCCATATAACCTTTAGTCATATCAATCATTTTATTTAACCATTTTTCTCCATGTTCTCTTTCTATATGTTTATTACCATGAACACCATTTTTAAAATTAGTTAATAAGAGCCTAGATTGAAGTGCTGCTAATTGTTGAGTTATACCATCAGATGTTTTTAAAGCATAATTTTTTAAAGCATCAAAGGTTACGTCATATCCTTCAACTGGTACTGCTGTTCTAGTTCTACCATGAGTAGGAACACCTATACCAATTCTTTCAGATGCAGACGAATTTCTTCTTGATGATAATTTTGATAATTCACGTTCAACTGCTGGATCATGTAATTCATTGTTATATCTTTGAGGATCTTTTACTAAAGTGTTTATCATTCTTTTGTATAAAACAGCTCTAGCATCTTGAAGAGTTAAGAAACCTTCAGTAACTTGCTGTGCTAACCTTGGAGATTCTTGTCTTATTTCAGCTAAAGTTATACCTTGCTTGTAATCAAAAGTACCATCTTCTCTTTTATTTCCAAAAATACGAATAGTTTCTGCTGGAATATGTTCTTCCATTATTCTTTTAACACCAGCTTTGGTACTATCTTGACCCATTAAAGGCCAATATCTTTTAGAGAATAAAACTCCATCAACTTCTTGAGCACCAATTTTACCAGTTTTAAGAGATCTAAGCTGTCTTTTATTAGTTTCTTTTATTATCTTTTGAACTTCTTTAAATTGACCAGCTTTTTTTAAAGCAACAGGATCTAAGCCAATTCTTCCATTTTTCATTACAGTACCATAATTCATTTCTAATGTATCTAATAAATCTAATTGTAGATTGATCCAATTTATATCATCTATATGAGGCTGTCTTTTAATTACATTCTTACCTTCTTTCAAATCTTTGTTTAAAACATTGTATTCATCTAAGAATAAAACTCTTTCCCTATCTATCCAACCTTCTTTAGATAAAAACATTTCAGATAAAGATTTTTCCCAATAATTAGCATCTTCTTTTCTAACTTTATCTCCATAAAATTTATCATAATTAAACATTCCACCAAATTTACCTTTTTTAATAGTCTTACGATTTAAAACTTTTTCCATTTCAGCGTAATTACTTTCATACATATCTTTATATACAGAAGAAGCAAATGGTTCAAAAATTTCTTTTTTAACATAATTAACTAAATCTCTTGAAGTCATATCTACTGTATCTCCAGTTCCTCTATCTTTAATTCTAAAGACAGTTCCTTCTGGAATGCTTTCTAATGCTTTTCTAGATTGAATCAAATTTCTTTCTAAGTTATCTAAAGATCTTTGATGTTCATTTACTCTTGGTCCAGTTCCATCCCAAGCTCCATCTTTTTCAATACCAAGTTGTCTTTCATATGCAGCTACAGCTGATATAATATCTTTATACTTGTTATATACTTTAGGATTATCAGTTCTAATTCCATCTAAATATCCATTATATTCTTGTTCCATAGCTTTACGTAAAGCATTTGCAGCTTCATGTTTAATTCCTATTTTTTCACCTATAAGTTCTATGGTACTAGCAGGCATTCTAACTCCATATTCTTTAAACTTGCCATTTTCTAATACTTGTGCTTTATCTACTCTGAACAAGTTTTCATGTTTAGCCATTATTTTACCTAATTCAGAAGGAAATAATAGGTCTATAGCCCAATCTGGTGGTAATAATTGAGAATCAGGATCTAATTGAAGATCTTCCATCTCTTTTACAAGGTCTTTGTGTATAAGTTTTCTAGCTGCCCATTCTTTATGTGTCATTAAATATCTATTTTCAAACATATTGTTTAAAATTCTTAAATGATTATAGTCTATAGTCTCTGTAGTTACTTTAGCAGCAATATCTAAAGCTTTAAATCCTCCAGTATATTGACTAGATACGTCCATAGCTCCAGCTATATTGCCACTTTTAATCATTTGATATATATTTCCTTGGAATCTTCTAAGTTCTGAATCTAAAAACTCACTATGAACTTTATATTTAGATGTAATTTTTTCTTTTTTTGCTATTTGTTTCTGAAGTTCTTTCTGAATGTCTTGAGACTGAGATACTGCTTCCCAATCAAATAAAGATTCTTTAATAAACTTACCTACATCTTCCATTTTAGGATTTACTTTTTTACCATACATTTCAGAGAAATTTTCTACAGGTTGTAAATATGGTTCAGTTTGATTTTTGAGCATAGTTTCTGTAGCTTCTACTACTTTTTGTTGATTAGCTCTTAAAACATCTTGTTCAAATTTAGCAATATCTAATTTAACTTCTTTAGATATAGCACCATTTCTGTTCATATTATCTCTAGAGTGCTTTTCTATATAATTTCTTCTTTCAAAACCAAAAGCTTCTAAGTCACTTGTTAAATTATTGTATTTACTTCTATCTCTTTCGCCTTGTTTGCCACGCCATGAAGACATATCTAACTTATCTTGGTCAATTCTAGGGTTTCCTTTTTTACCACCTACAAAATCTACGATATTTCTACGTTCTCTTAATTTGTTTTTGTATTTTCTTTGAACATTTTCATGATATGTTTTTTGAGAATCAGTCATATTTGTAAAACTAATTTCAGCCATATGTGGATGTGCTTCATGCCAATATTCAAACAGTTGTTCAATTCTTCTATAAATTTCTTGTTTAGCTTTTTGTGGAACAGACTTTTTGCCTTTTGCAAATCTACCGCTATCAAAATATTCATCTAATTGTGTTTTAAGCATTTCTTTAGAATGATAAACTTTTTCTGCATAACTCATTTGAGCTAGAGGGTCTTTAATGCTTTTATTCTTTCTATATCTAACTGTATCAGCTTTTTGCTGTTGTGCAATATGTGCTACCTCTGCTACAAAATTATTTAAATCTTCTCTTTTGTATATACCATACTTTTCAAAATCACCAACTAAATCTTCTACAAATCTATTACTTTCCATAATAGCTTTTGCTACTCTGATTGGATGCATTTTATTATATAAAAAATGAGGATTTTCCATTATAACATCTTGTTCTTGTTTGGTCATATCTCTTAACAAGTCTTTATTCATATCTCTTATACTAAACAATTCTTGCCCAAAAGGATCGTTTTCAATCATCTTACTTAATTTTCTCATGGTATTTAAAATATCTCTTTTTTCAATTCCAACAAATGGATCTATATCAAGATTCCAATTTTTAGAATGTTCAGCCATAGTTTTAAATATACTATTTGCACTTCCATGTTCTTTTATTACGTCATTAGATAGTTGCTTATATGTTTTTCCTTCTGGTAAAATACCTCTAAATGCAGCTTGATGATAGTTTGAATACGTTGCACTTTGTTTAGCATTATAATCTTTAGCCCAACGTTCTGAAAATCTTTCTACAACCCATGGAGCAGGGTCAATATAGCTAACTTCCGCAGCATCAATATACTGATTAGATATAGAAGCAGTTTCTACTATCATCTCTTGCCATAACGCTTCAGCTTCTTTTTTTGACATTTTTGGATTTCTTTGTATAGCTAAATTTAAAGCTAACTTTGCTTTCATAAAGCCATTAAACAACTGACCTATACTATCTTTACCATATGTAGCTGCAATACCAGCTTGTTGCTTATGTCCAAGTAAAAGCATTTTAAATGGATTTGATGCATCGTTTTTATCTATATATTGAGCTTTTGTCCAGTACTGATTTACTTTTCTATCTTTTAATTCTTTATCAGGGGATAGTTGAGGATTGTTTCTATCTATTTTTTCAGACATTTCAAATCTTACTTTGTCTTGTCTATATCCCTTTACAATATCTTTTGGCATACCCCAGGATAAATGCGCAGAGTCAATATCTTTATCAGCTCCACCCATATACATATCGTTTCTACCATTAGTAATCAACATAGAACCTGTTCCATTTTTACCTTTAACCCACCCAACAAACTTTAAAGCTCTCATATTACCAGAAGTTAATACTGGAGAACGGTTTATTAATGCATATTGAGAATCTATCCATCTTTGGTATTCTCCTTTACCACTTAAAGAAGCAATAGTTTTTTGGTCTCCTTCTAGTATTTTAGACATAGTTTTCCACCAGTCTTTTAATTTTATATATTTTTTAGGGTTAGAAGGATCTTTCATTCTCATGAAATTACCAGCACCTTCCCATAGCATAAATTCTTTATCTCCAAGACCTTTTTTTTCTGTAGAGTATTTTTGTTTTCTTGACGCAACTTTATAGTCATAAGGTCCTAATATAGCTTTATAAGTATTTTCTACTCTCGGTCTTACTATTCTAGAGAAAGCATAATTTCTCCACGATTTTTGAACAAACTCACTAGTACCTCTACTCATCAAGGTAGTATAACTAAAATCTGTACTAGCTAAATGTTCTCCTACGTGTAAAGAGCTTATCTTGTCAGATTCCAGCATCTCCATATCTATTGTTTGTTGAGTCTTATCTTTATAGAATAAATGTTTTATTACATCAGCAGCTGCTTTACTTTGAATGTTAGTTGATAATAGTTTACTCAATGTTGTCATAGAAATTTTATCTATATCTATTCCAGATAAATCTTTATTATCGTTAATTCTTTTATTTGCTCTTTCAGTTTGTAATGTATCTCCATTTACGTTTTCTCTAATTAAAGTTTTCCAACTATCATGAAACTTTTTACCCTCTGGAGTTTTAGGGTCAAATTGAACATCGTTTATATTTAAAAACATTTGTTGCATAATGTTTTGAGAGTGATCCGAATTGCTCGGCTTCATAGATTCATACACATGAGGATTTAAATATAAATCTTGTGTAGATAAATTAAATGTTTTAGCTTCTGACGGATAAGACATTTCTCCAGTAAGCTTATCTTGAGACATTTTATTAATAGGTACTCTAGGTGCATGCTTAGCAGCTGAAGTATACATTATTGCCTTAGGATTATCTGCATGGCTTTTCATATATGCTGTATCTTCTTTATCTGCTCTTACATAAGCAAACTTTCCTATAACTACACCACGTGTTCCATCAGGATTAGAATAAACAGTACCTTTAGCTGTTCCAGATTTTAATACTCCACCTAAACGAAGCATTGTTGCATCGTAAAAATCAGCATCTAATATAAAAGTACCATCTACACCAGACTCATATAAAACTTCTTTTTTATCTAATATTCTTTTATAAACTGGGTCTTCTATTAAAATTGCTTTAAAATTGTTATCTGCAAAACCGTATTCTACTCCATCAAGAAAAGGGATTTCTGGCTTATCTCTTTGGTTTAAATATTTTTGTTGTTTTGAAGGGTCTACAAATCCTCCTTGTTTTTCAGCAGCTAACCATTGTTTTTTTAAACCTATTAAATTTGTATAATTAATATCTTTATTACTTTTTATAAGACCTAAATCTCTTAATCTATATATGTATGTTGCAACGGAATTATTTTTTACAGATAAACTATTTAACGGGTTTTTTAAATCTAAAGAATTTTTAAACTTTGAAGTACCACCACCCATTAAAGAATTGTAAATTCTTGTTACTTGCTGTCCTGAAAGTAAAGGGTCTTGAACTATAGCTTTATCTGTTCTCCCTTTAGTGCTCCAAGGTAATGTTCTAACGTCTATTCTACCAGTATCCCCTATTGTACCGTAAATAAATTGACCTTTTTTATTAAGGTTTTTTTCTAAATTCAACCATTGCAGCTCAGTAACATTAGCTTCTACTTCGAAACCTGTAAATTTACCCTTTTTAAAAACCCCTTTTTGGTATTTAGAGTTAGGAGAAACGTATTGTGCATCTATAATATTTTTATATGTTCCATCTTTTTGAGGAACGGATCTTTCTCCAACTACTTCTATATAGTCTATAGAATAACCCCACATGGTGTTAAATCCTTTGTAAGTATCTCTAACTCCACTACCTTCTCTTGTTACTATATTACCTTGCGGGTCTGTTTCTGGTGTTGGATATGGCCCTTTAGGAACTTTTATATTTTTTTGTTTATTGTTTTTATTTCCAACAAGACTAATTATATGACTGTCCTTGCTAGGTTTTATTTGGTCAAATGCATGTGCTTGACTTTTTAAAGTTTGTTCTTGCCCTTTTACTACGGAATCTCCAAACTGTAATCTTATTTTTTCTACAAATTTATCAGCATCTATACGATTATCGGGAGCTTCGTTTTTTACTTCGTTATAAATAGTTCTAATACCTTTATGTGCTGATTCTGTATTTATATTAGCTTGAGTTTTTATTTTGTCTACAATTTGAGATAAAGACCCCATAGGTAATTCAGTTTCATTAGTAGTCGTTGAATTTTGATCTCTAAAATTGTCTCTAACAGTAAGAGGTTCTAAATTTATAAAATATTTTGGATTATAAGCACTTCTTTTTACATCTGAAGGAGAATAGTTAGGGTCTATTTTTTTAGCTTCTTGTTCAGCAATATATTTAATAGCTTCTAATTTACCTTCTTGCTCACCTTTAGTTCTTAATATTTCTTGTATTTGCTCCTGAGTAACAAGACCTTCTTTTACTGCTCTATTAAATGCTTTAGCATACTCAAGGTCTACCTCTGCTTTAACTTCAAAGATACTTTCAATTTGTTGAACTCTAATAGATTCTAAATATCTATCCCAATACATTTGGAACTCTGGTGATTCATCTTTAAACCAAGGTTGTTTTCTTACATGAGCTTTAGCCTTATCCATTGACAAGGTTCTTTCTAATTCAGGAGCTCTTTCTACAATAGATTTAGTAGCTCTATTTTCCCAGCTTGATCTACCATTTACACTAAAGAATACTCCCATCAAGGTTTCATATACGACTTCTTCCATAGGCAAATCGTTTATAGCAGAAGATACACCTCCATATCCTGCTCCCATAGTACCTCTAGTTAAAGTGTTTATAAGGTTAAATACCTCAACATCATTTTCTTTTCTTGATAAAGACCTTGCTGTTTTTCTTACAGCATCTTCTCCAAATTTTCTTACTGATGGATTCTTTGACGCTAATAGCTTACCTATATTACCATACTCACCAATACTTCCAAATATACCACCTGCAATAGCACCGTGCATACCAGCTTTAGCCATATTTTTAACACCATCAACTGTAAGTCCAGCTTCATTTCTACTTGCTAAAGGATGGTTTGAAAACGCCATTAACAAACCTACGTGACCTGCTTCATAAAGTATTCTAGAAACAGCTTCTTCTCCCATTTTATTTCTTAGTAACCCTTTGGTAATAAATTGCATAGCCTTATCTTTATTATCACCTAAGAAAGCAAGTCCTTGTTCTTGAACTACTTCTGCTAATTTACCAGGAATAGATTTTAATTCATAAAGAGCTTTACCATCTTTAATAGGGTCCATACCAACTGCTCTAGAACCACGGAGACCATAAACTAACTTATCATCAGCATCTGTTTTAGATAGCGTATTTGCTACTTTTGCTAATCCATAATTTAGTTTTTTATTTTTAAGCTTCCAATTTCTTGATTGTGCTTCAAGTTTTTTACCAGTTTTAACTAAGTTTTTATTCTTTTCAGCTATACCTCTTCTTACTAAAGATTGTCCCACTGTTTTAGTAGCACCAGTAATCATTCTTAATCCACCAGCCATTACTCCAGGAGCAAGACCTATAAGGTGTCCAACGTTATTAATGATTTTTTCTGTAGGAGTATCAGGTTCATCTGCAAAACCAAACGTAGTAAACCCTTCTAACAACCCAGAAACTGCTTGTTTAACAACTCCATCTGTTATCTCTGGTTTAGCAAAAGGGATATCTAGTTCTTTGAATTTACCTTCAACATAACCTAATGTTTCTTCATCAAATGTAGTTCCAGCTTGGTCATATAGACGTTTTAGACGTATTGCAAATTCTCTTCGGTCTATAATACCGCTCTGAAGTTGATTAGATAATGCTTTTACAGCTCCGTTAGTAATCATCTATTGTTCAAACCTATCTTTTTGGTATCTTAAATGTTCTATAGCATTAGCAAAGTATTCAGCATCATCATCAAACCCTTGATCCTTAGAGAAGTTATATAGATTTAATGCTGTTTCAGCTGCTTTATCTGCATCACGTATAGCTTCTTTTACTGCAAAGGAATCAGGATTAACTACCTTAGCTTTTAAAGCACCTGGTATTTGAGTGTGATACAATGCTAACATTCCACTAAATTGAGCTCTAGCATCTGCAACTCCCATATCTTCACGATCTTCAGGTAAAAAAGTCCAACTATCTTTAGGTTTTGTAATATCTCCAAAGTCTACATCTCCTAATCCAGATGTTGCCATAAATCCAGCTTCTTCGTATGCATACATATGTTCTTTATCTAGCATTTGCATTTTCAAGTTAGAGTCAAGGTGCATTCTTTCCATGTCCATAATACTACGTAATGCATCTAATTGTGCTTGATTACTAAAGTCCGCAGCTTTTTGATCGCCTTCAAGTTCTGCTCCTAGCTCCATTTGTCCTCTTGTAAGGTAATCTGTAAGAGCCATTGCATCTTTATTTATTTGATGTGCAAAGTCCATTTCATCTTTAGATAAATCACTACCTAATACCATTTGGTCAAGTTCATATTTTTGAGCTTGCCTAGCTTCAACTCTTCTCTGCTTAGCTTCTAACTTACTAAGTCTTGATGCATTGCTATAGTCTTGTTCTCCTCTAACATTAATAAGCCCTTTATTGGGACCTAAGCCAGTTGTTCTGTAAAACAAATCCCCTGCTTCCATATCATAATCTGCATCTCTTGCTGCTTCATATTCTCTTTTTCTGTATTCAGAAAGACGTTTATTTTCTGCTTTTGTAAGCTTAGCATCAACTTTCTTTTCCTTAATGAGAAGTCTATGAGCTTCTTGCATTTCATCTTTATTTAAGCTTGATTCAAAGTCCATTAAACCTCTTTTCATCTTATCGTCAAACTCTCCTTTTTCAATATTTAGCTTTAAACCATGTTCTCTTTCAGCGTATCCAAGGAAATCTGAATGAGATATAGTTTTTCTTTCTTCCGAACCCGTAGTTTTAATACGAGACTTTTCTGCTCTAATAGCAGCAGCAGTTTCGTAATCAATCTTTTCTCTCCAATCGGGTTCTTTTATAGTATCCATCAATCCTTTAACAGAACTACTAGTTCTTGATAAAGCATTTAAAAACTCTTCACTGTAATTAGCCATTTTATACTCCTCCAAAGTCAGCTTGTGTATTTACTAGGTTAGACTTATTTCCAATGTTGTATCCACGAGTCATTGCTGTTGCTTCTAAATCTAACAGCCCAGTCTGAACACCTCTTAAGCTTCCCTCTAATTGTTTTTCTAGTCCAAATCTTTGTTCTTGATACCCTTGTCTTCTATCTAGATTTTCTTGTTGGAAAGAAGTTCCCATTTGATCTTTTTGAGTTTCTAAAGTACCAGAATAAGACAATCCAGTTTGCCCTATCGCTCCATCCATTTGTTCTGAATCTTGTTTAAAATTTAATAATCCCCTTGCTTGACCTAGCTCAAAAGCCTGCCTACCAAATCCAGCTCGTTCTCTATATTCGTCTCTAATAGCAGAAACAGAACCTAATAACTGTGTTTGTGCTTTTAATGCATGCTTTTTTTCTCTTGCTCTACGTCTTCTTTCTTCTCTTCTTTTTTTACGCATTCCAAACGCACCTAATATAGCACCGCCTATTGCTAAGCCTGCACTTATTGGGTTTGCTGCCATTGCTGCCGCTACTGCTCCACTCATTATTTTAACCCTCCATCGTCTTTATCTGACGTTCTATTTAATATTTTAACAAAGTCAAATCTTTCATCTAAAGATTTCATCCACCATCCACCTTTAAAATCAGGTGCTAACATAGTAGCAACTTCATTTCTTGCCTCATCGTGAACATCTGGTTTTTCCATTTCTTGCAACCATTCATCACTAGGTGTTTGTGGTGCACCATATAATTCTCCAGGTTGACCCGTTCCTTTTAATTCTGGATCTTGTGGTATTCCAGTTTCTTTTTCTTTCATATCGTCTAAAAACATTTGACTTGGTTTTTCTGGTGCACCATATAAATCACCAGGTTGTCCTGTTGCAGGATCTGTAGTCATATTGTCTAATGCTTTATCAGCTTCTATATTTTCTTTTTTTACTTTATCTTGAGCCATTATTAATCTCCTTTAACGATTCAATAGTTTTTATAAAATCTTTTACCCTAACAGGTGTTTGTTCTATCCAACTAGAAGGTTCTTTATCTGGTGGATTTTTATACAATACTTCCTGTATTGCTTTATCATATTCTCTATGTGATAAATGTTTCCATGTTTTAGGAAACTTTCTACTCCAACTAGCACCCAACTGATAATTAACAGATACTAAACCTATTATAACATCATCGTTATCTGTGCAAAATATTTTAGCATCTCTTCTACCAGCCTTTAATGCTGTATCTACATCTTGTTTAAACCATTCATCAATAACATTGTTTGGCACTAAACATTTAACAGGATATTTTTCTTTTTCTTCCTTAGTTAAAAGATGTCCAATACCACAAGTAGCTTTACCTAAAGTATCTAAATAAACACTTTGTTTAAATCCTTCACGATCTTTTAAATGTTCAAATAGTTTCTCCATAAATGGATCTTTCTTTTTAAAAAAACCAAACATTATTTTTTCCACCATTCATATAAACTTTCTCCAGCAAACTTTCCTAAATACCAGTTATCGCTTTTTGAGCCTGAATCATCTTTACCTGAATCATCTTTACCTGAATCATCTTTATTCGTAGGCTGGTTTGTTCCCTCTGGAGTAGGTCCAACAAAACCTTTATTTTCACCGTCTGGAACTGGTCCAACAAACCCAGGTACGCTTTGATAATCGCTTACATTAACTGGTTTTCTTTTGTCTGAAGTTCGAGTAATACTTCCGTCTGGATTTGTTTGCCAATCCTCTGTTCCTTCTAAATACATACTAATAAGGTCTTTTTTAGTTAATTGTTTGTCTGCTAAAGCAGCTCTTCTCAATGCTCTACCTGAAGCCATTTGAGTTCCGTCTGAGTTTACAGTTCCAGATCTCCAAGCTTTTCTTCCATGTTGTTCAATAAAAGTTTTTTTCATTTGTCTTCTATCTCTAAATCTTTCTGCAGCATTTTGAGCACCATCTTTTAGGGCCCCAACACCTTCTTTAATATCTTTTGCTGATTGACCTATACTCCAACCTATTTCTGCGCCTTCTGCCATTGCTGTCATAGTGTCTAAAGCTTTAATTGCTTTACTATTTTCAATCCTTTCTTGCTCTTTTAATTCTTCTTGAGCTGTTCCTCTTTTAAAACGACTCATTATTACATCTACTCTACTCGCCATAACCCCTCCTAAGGTGCAAATCCGTCTGAATTTACCATTGTTATATCTAATTCTGAATTATCTGCAACATTTCCACTAGTATTTGAAAATGTTACACTCATATTTGCATCGTACCCTACAAAACTTCCTCTAAATTGATGTCTAAAAGTTATGTATAAAGTAGCAGATGCACTCCCTAAATCTATTGTTGCTGATGCATTAGAACCAGTATTCCATCCATTAGGTCCTCCACTTGACCCTGGAGAACCAGTTGTACTAATAGCAAACCCTGGGTTTAAAACATTTCCAGAATCTTTAGTCCATGAAACTGTAGTGCTATTATTTCCAGTGTTTCCATTTGTTAATACTATTGACTTATTTGCATGAGTATAGTTACCTGTGCTTCCAGTTCCTACTGCAGTCATAGTAAAATCATTAGGAACAGTCCAACTACCAGAAACACTTGGAGTTGTTATAACTTCACTTTCTGTAGCAGTTCCTACATTTTGTTGCGATGCTGTGTTTCTTGGTTCTGTTTTAAATTTATATGCTGTACTAGCTTGTGGTGTAAGTCCTGCATTATTAGCATTAAAAGTATAAGTATCTGACCAGCTTCCCAGCCTATCAGAAGAACCGATAGTTATATTTACATAATCGTTAGCTCCATAACTTCCTGCACTATTAAGTTTCCAATAAAGCCTAATACTTTCTGTTATCTGTGTATTACCTGCTAAAGCAACAGTAATTTCATTAGAGCTAGTAGTACCAGATTCAGTTACTGAAATAGTATTAGGTATTCTGCTTCTTACTTGACTAATTACAGCTTGGTAATCTAATGCAAATAATTTCTTACCAGTATCTCCAGAATTTCCATCTATTGTTTCTGTTGAAAAATACCTTACTCCATGACCTGAGTTAGTAAGACCTACTGGTATAATTAAAGATGAAGTTGTTATAGGGTTATCTCTCATAACACTTCCGTTTGATAATCCATTATGAGATGAATCTGTTTTGCTTGTAACAGTATAACCATCAGGTTCTGTTTCCTTGCATGCCTCTAAATAACTACTCCAACCTTCTAAGTAGTCAGATCCATCTCCATCATCATAGTAAAAATTAAACACAATAGGTTTAGCACTATTAGAAGTTACTCCACCACCACCTTCCCCAGAAGTAGATTCTGTAGTTGTTGTAGCAATACTTTCATCAGACTCGCTAGGTTTAGATAGTTTTGTTTTTAACCACATTCCATTCATCTTACTATACAGATATTTAGTTTTACCAGTATCTATTAATCTTTGTTCTCCGTCTACTCCATCAAAAGGCTTTGGAGCTGTTTTATAAACTTTGGTAGGTCTTTCAGTTTGTTTTTTAACATCTCTTCTTGTCTTAACAGCCATAATTCCTGCGTAACTATTTTTAAAAAAACTCATTTTAAAGTCTTCTCTCTATATACAATTTGAATATCATTTATTTCAAAATTCCCATCTATTGCACTTCCATTTGATACGATTGCCAAAGCTAATGAATTAACATTTTTAAATTTGTCCTCACCTTCTGCTTCATTTGTATCTCTAAGTTTTATATGTAAAGTTTTATAAATACCACTTGTTTTTGGTAATACAGTTTTAACGGCAGATTCATTATCAAAATTTTTATTTCTTAATATTATACCTGGTTCATTATTTGCACCTGGTACATTATCTGGAATAGCTTGAATTTCTACTGTGCTATCTCCAGATCCTGGATATTTATAGTTAATATAAATACTATGTATTTTCTTCTTCGACTCTGGACTATTCATTGTAAAATCTTTAGTTTGTAAAAGAACGTCGTTATTGCTTAAAGTTAAACTAGCAACAGAATCATCCCATTTATATAGTTTTAAATCATTACTATTTTTTGCATACCAAACTAATGTACCGTCGTTTAATGTAACCATATTAGATATATCATCAGTATTAAATCTATTAGATGAATACATCCAAGAATTAGATTTTAAATCATACATAATTACTTTACCGTTTTTATTTCCAATAAATAAACTTTGTTTATGAGGAAGATATCCTAAGACATTATCGTTATGGTAGTAATCATTTCCCCAATTAGCTAATCTTTTTTGTCCTATTTCGTTATAAAGTATATTAGTAATTGCTTCTCCATCGTATATATAAGCACCAAATCTATTGATCCAAGCAACAAAACCTTCTCCTTCTATTACATGAAATTCTTTTTCTACCCCTTTATGCTTATAACTTCCTTCTAGATACTCTATATCTCTAGAACAATTTATAACATATAAAGTATTTCTTTTAAATTCTAACAACTTATCTCCAACAGATGCTAGTTTAATTATGTCATCACCGTCATTTATTTCTACATCTATCTTATTATTTAAAGGAAAATAATCAAATTCATTAACAGGAGATTTAAATACTGTGTCGTTTGCTACAGTAATATATGCAGTATTGTCTTTTTTATCTTTATAATACGCCACATTGCCCACATAAGCCCTTCTATTGACGATTGTAGACGTTTTATAGCCTGTGCCTAGCCTACCTATGGCTGTGTCTTCTTTTTCAACGTATGGCTCATCCTCGGGCATTTCTTGCAATGATTTATTTAAACTGCTTATACCATTTACTGAAGAACTATAAGCGTATTGATTAGATACATAGAAAAAGTCTCCCCCGCTTGCAACTTTTTCATAAAATATATTCCATGTATCATCTCCGCCTTTTCTATATCCTTTTTCAAAATTAACTTCAAATAATAAATATTTTTGACCTATTTCTCCATCTCTTCTTCTTGCCCAATAAAAATTAATACCTGTTTGCGATGGCTTATTAGGAACTCTTCCTATCATACAGTAATGCATTTGAACTTTTTTATCTTCGTCTTGTCCTGATATTAAATGATTAATTACAGTACCTAAATGAACAGGCACTGATTCTTGAGTATCGTAAATATTTGAAGCAAATATTTCATAACTATCAGGCTTAGGAGTTGCACTAGAATACCAGTTATATATACTAGAATTGTCATCTACAGTATTTCCAGTCCATATAGCTAATTCTATTCCACCATAAGAACCTCCACTCCACTCACTATGATTGTTAAATTCTTGTGTTATTGTTTGTGCGTTAACAGAAACCAACCAAGAGTTTGCATCGTCTATATTAGTTTCAACAAAAGTTGTATTACAAGTTGCTTCTGATTCCCATTCAGCAGCAAACCAATTTTTTCCCATTTCTGCATTAACATCATAAGCATAACCGTCAGGAGAACCATAATGTCTATTAGCATTTATATCGACAGTATCTCTAGCTTTTATTGGTGCTATATATGCATTGTCAGCAACAAATACTTTATTATACTCAATATTTGGAGCATTAGCCACTCCAGTATCAGAAACACCCAGTCTTTTTTTAGTGTTAAGAAACTTTAATTTTTTAACTCTATTATTAACAGGGAACGGAGTTCCGCTTGTGCCAGTTAAATCTACCCAAGGACTTATTCGAATATCTCCATCTATCACAAGATACTCTACCTTAGCAGACGTAGATCCGTAATTTATAGTTGCAGTATTGCTTGCACTTATAATTGAACCTTCGGTATTATTAAACATTCTAATTTTTTTGATAGTTGGATCATTTATAAATAGATATTCAGTATTTTCAGTATTTGTAGATGAATCTATTTTTCTATCTAAATTTAAATGCATTAATCCACTACCATAATAATGAGTATATGGACTAGCTAAATCTATATGATCGTTATTACTACCAACAGACACATCATCAACATGTCCCATAAGTCTAACTTTACCAGGAGTTTCAGTGTCTACTCCATTTAATAATACTAGTTCTTCGTTTTTTACATCTCTTTTGTTAGTATTATTATTTAAGCCGCCACTGAAGTTCTCTAACTTAAGAACGTTTTTTGGCACTTCTTGTTCCTTTCGATCTACCTACTTTAGTATTCATTGTTCTCCTATCTTTGTTCATCTCTGAACCATTCCAAGGATTACCTTTTAATCTGTTAGTTGTCATTATTTTAGTCATTTCCGTCTATTACCTTTCCCCATACGGACGTTTTACCGTCAATTATTTCTACTGGTTCAACTTTAAAAGATCCATTATCAAACCAATCTACGATTGCAAAGGCATGTGCCCAATTATGCAATCTTCCTTTTAACCATCTATTCTTGTCATGAGACATATCTTTTAAACATCCCATAGACCAAGCACCTATACTTCCATTCAACTTTGTAAGGGTATGTCTTTGCAAGTCGTGGGTATGTCCATATATTACATTCTCTCCGTAAGCTTCGAGATGTTTTTTTGCATGATACGTAGTTGCATAGGCACCATGGAAAAAAGTGAGTTTGCCAATTTGTATAGGTAAATTATATTCACTGTATTTATACCCTCTCTCTTTTATTTTACATGCTTTAAAAAACGAGTAATCAGTAAGATAGGGATACTTAGTAACAAAATTATCCAACCAGAGATCGTGGTTACCTTGTAATAAATACTTTTCCTTACATCTAACTTTTTTAAGAACTTTATCCCAAACATCTAATCCTTCATTTACTAATCGTATATCTTCATCAACAATAGGTAATTGAAATTCTAACGGCGGAAGTTTCTTATCTTTATATCTCCATGCCGATACAGATTCCCATTCACCTACATCTCCTAAATTTACAAATATATCAGGCTTTATCATTTCAATAGCCTTAATAACGCAATTTACTGCAGCTTTATCTTCTAACGGATAATGCTGATCTGGTATTATTATACCACGTTTCTTGAGTTTCATGTACTCTCCTTAAGCTGATCTTTTAACTTTTTCTAGACTACGCATTCCCCCGAGACCGAGCATCCCGAGTAAGACTGTAGTTAGTGTAGTCATATCAAACACTGGTAATTCTATTACGTGTCCAAACGAATACAAAATAAAAGTTAAAAGAGGTTGTAGTATGTAGTGATACCCGAGTGCAGTGGCACAAATCCAGCCCGTAAAGGGCCTCCAGCCACTGACAAATCTCGATGTATGACCAGCTTCAACTTTGTTTACTTCTAATTGGGCTTTGTTAATTTCTGCAATCATCATAGCCTTTTCTTCCTTGTCCAAAGTAAATCTATCAACATTGTCTGCGACTTTGTCAATAATTTTTCCAACTAGGTCTAATCTAGGCATCTTTTTCACATTCCTTGTCACATGCTTCTAAACCCTTCATGTAACCTTGATGTTCAACAAGCATTTGCTTTACTTCTGCAAGTCTTCCTTGTTGTTCTTGTATAGTTTGAACAAGTTCATTGTGTTGTTCTACCATAGTTTCCATCTTTGTTGATGCTTCTTCCATTAAACTTAGCTCTTGTTTTTCTTTAGCCATTACTTCTCCTGTTTTGGTTATTAATTATTTCTTTTTACGTCTTGCTGCAACAGCTGCTCTATTTTTTTTCATTTGAGCTTTAACATTTGATGCAGTTTTTTTAACTCTAGACTTCACTTTGCTTACTACTTTTTTACCATAAGCTTTAGCTTTGCCTCTTAATGTAGTAGGTTTTTTCTTTTTAGTAGCTGCTTTTTTATACTTCCTACCATTCCAAGTATAAACTGTTCCTGGTTTAGCCGCTGCGTGTGCTGCTCTATAAGACTTAGCAGCTTTACTTTTCTTTTTATATGTAGGATAGTTACCGCCTTTAGTTTTAGTAACTGATTGTATTCCTCTTTTCTTTTTACCCGTAACAGATCTACGTTGTTTAATTTTAGCAACTAAACCTTTACGTTTCTTTTTAGGTCTTCCTACCTTTTTTCCGTATGTGCCTTTACCTTGTGGCATATTGCTCTCCTTATCCCTGTCCTCGGGATCGTTTTTTGTAGTATTTCGTACTATTTTTAGTACCATACTTTGTTAAGTTAGACATACCCTGTCTAGTTTTTTTCTTGGTTTTCTTAAAAACCTCTTGACTTTTAAATCCTTTTCGCATTAACGTTAATATAATTAAATATATATAAAATTACAAGTTAATAATTAACGTTAATTATTTAATCTCTTTTTTAATTTTATCAAATACTTCCTGTTGATTAAATCTCATACTTATACCTGGCTCATATCTCATGACCTCTACACCTTCTTTTAAAATAATAATAGTAGGTACTACTTTAATATTCCATTCTTTTTGAATAACAGCACCTATTGCTTTATTATTTAAATCAATTTCAGCTACATAACAAAGTTGAGCTAGTTTTTCAACCTCTACTCTGTTTTGATAATTCCAACCTGCATTTACTTGCACTACAGCACATTGCTGTACATTTAATGCTTGTACTTCTGCAAAACTATCTAAGTTAACTGACTGTGAGTATAAGGGTGATTGCCATAGTAATAATCCAAGCAACCATGCCATAATAATAATTCATCTTTAAACCCCATTAGTTTTTATTCATGTTAAGAAGAGTTTCGTTAATCATCTGTGTATCATCTTTAACCGAATCTACCTTCTCTTCAAGTTTTTCTACTTTTTCTTCTGTATTCATAATAGAATCACGAATCATTTGATCTTTAAGATCATACTCCATACGTGATACTTCTGGTTCTGGTAATTCTTTAGCAAGTTCTATTTCTGCTTGCAGGGAATACCACATACCAACTACCAAAGCTATAGTTACTGCT